AGTATATACCCCTTCAGATTTTTATGCCTAAAATATCAGGGGGAGGGGAAGTAAGAAACTAACCTTAAACCCCCTTGAACCCCTATAGTATCTATATATATGTTTAACCCCCCTATAGCTATAGGGGAAGGTTAGAACCATGAACTGGCCTTTGGCCTATGATTACTGGTGTTTACATGGGATAAGAACCTATCTAGCTCGTTATCCAATAATTCAGATTTCCTGACCCTGATTTCTGTGTCTGCATCAGCAGCCATCTGCTCTACCCAGTACTGCACAGCCATAGCTAGGACATCCAACCTATCATCGTGAGCCAAAGCACCACGCTGACGTGTAATCCTAGTCATCTGATAGGTCAGCATGTACCTCATGGCCTTCTCAGGGGGGAGGTGCTGTACACTATCGTAGTCTTTCTGCAGCACTGTGGGGTCTATAACGAGCCTATGCTGGTTCATCACAGGTTCCAGAGTGTCTATAATCCTAGCTTCCTTCTGCTTACTATGCCTGACCTCTTCCATAGACACAGGGTACACCTTAGTCATGTAGGGTTTGAGCAGTTCGGTGAACATACCGTCACCAAAGTTACTCTCAATCAGCACAGCGTTAACCTTATGGTCTTTCGCTAGGTTAGCTATGGTCTTCAAGGTGTCATCACTGTACCCCCCAGCTATGCCTCCAGCCGCTGCAACGTGCAGGAAACCGTTAAGCATCTTCACAACAGCGTATGCTGTCTCATCTGAGCCTCTACCAGAGGGGTCAATGGCAAGAACACTACCTGTGTAGCTAGAACGCCCTACGGTGTCCTCTGGGGCGTAGAAACGGTCACCAGACAACGCTACATTGGGGATGCTATCAATAGGTTTGAAGATACCCCAGACCAGTTTCTCTGGTGCTGTGTCAATATCACAGGGGTAGACAATCAGGTCTGCTATCTTGAGAGGAAATCTATCAGCATCAGACATGCTAGTATCAAGCATAAATTGTAAAGCGAAACCGCTTCTGCCATAACTAAGCTCTCTTTCTATCAAATCTTCATCAGAAAAGCGTTTAGAGTCCGTAGGAGTCCCACTGACGGCCTCTGAGTCCTTCTCTAGTGTGTTCCATAGGAAAGGAGCCAAGCGGCCACTGTAGGCCTTCTGAGAGTCCTCTACGGTAGGATACCTTGCAGGCCATACTCTCATGGCATAGCCACGTTCTAGTAAAGTATTGTACAGGGACATCTCGTTTTGAGGGGTTCCAAGGTACACAACCTTGCCATCTGGCTTTAGGATAGCGTCAAACTCCTTGACTGCCTCGCCAAGCTTCTCACGCATCATCTGGGTCATGGAGTTATTGGGTACTTCTACGTCATCAGCAATGATTATGTCGGCACGAGAGCCAGTAAGCTGGCCTGTCACGCCCACAGACTTGACTGATGGGCTACCTGCTGCTTTAGCAGGGGCTACGTCAAAGGCAATCTTTGACCATCGTTGGGTATCCTTGGCTACTAGGTGCTGACATATGGGTAGCTCTAGGATAATCCGTTGGGTAAAGGTGGAGAAGTCATCAGCACGAGACTTCGATGCAGATACAACAAGAAACTTTAGCTCTGGGTCTAACAGAAGCTGGTGTACGACATAAGCTGCCGTGATATAGCTTTTACCTACCCCACGAAAAGCCTCAATGATGGCTCGTTTAGGACTACTCTGCAGGTAATCTGCAATGTCGTACTGTATCGGGGTAGGCTCTGGGAGGCCAAGGTGTTTCCACACCAAGAAGAGGAAGTTTCTGAAGTCATGCAGTTGAACTGGTACGTTCAAGCAGCTAGTGCCTTTGGATTACTAGCGTCAACGCCTAACCATTTAGACCATTCGTTATAATAATGTCTCATACCAACCTCATCGTGGATTGTTCCATTCTCGTGTCTGCCGTGGAGGATATAACGCTCTTCAGTAGCTGGACGCATGGTTGTACCTTGTCCTGCTACACCTATAAGGTCTTCGTGTAGGTTACGTCCGAAGCCACCCCAGATGGAGTTATGGTGTTTAATACGAGTAGCTCTGTCTTCTTTGCTGTCACTCTTGAGGCCATAGCCTCTGAACTCTATGAGAACCTTGTTAGGTGCTAGAGGAGTGACGCTATCGCTACGGTAAGCGGAGCCTCGTAGATTAAAGTTATATCCAGGGAATAAGTCTACCATGTACCATTGGTTTGGGGGCAGGGTAGGGAAGGAGAGTTCGCCTCTATCTTCAAAGCCATCATACTCTTCGTAGTTTACCGTGAAGCTGCTGACGTTAACGTGACCGTTATCGAAAGGAATGTTCTTTCTGGCAAAGTACTCATCGTTAAATCCTGACACACGATTAAAATAATGCATGAAGTCGTGATAGAACTCTGAGTTTGTATCGTGCCAAAGCTTGTAGTTGGTATCTATGATAGCCTTGTGATAGTGAAATACCTCTAGCTCTTCGGTATCAATAGCACCAGCAATGCAATCAAAAGCACCACCTGTCCACTCTTCTACACTCTGGGTAGGATTAGGGTCTAAGGTAACCCAGACCATGCCACCATGCTTTACTTCGCAATGTAGCTTTGGTTCTGAGGTGACGATAGGAGCCGCAAACGTACCACTAGGTTCATTTACATCGTAGTTACGATAGGCAACTATCTTCTTGCCAGTGTTATATGCAAGGATGTTCTGACCTGCTATCTGACCAGTTCTAAAGTTACCAGCCTGTGGTAGCTCACTTTTGTGAAAGCAGGGAACCCAGACCTTAGCAAATATCTTTTCTATCTCTTGCTCATACAGGTCTTGGTCTGAGTAGATGAGGGAGCTAACATATTCTACGTTAGGCTTTGTACGCCATTGCTTATGGTTTCTTGGAGCCATAGTTTACTGCGTCCTTTAGATAATGATTACGGATTTGTTCCATTGTTCTGCCACACCCAACGCAGTACTTTTGCTGCACATCAAGTTTACAGATACCTACGCAGGGACTTTTCATTATTAGTTAGTCACTGAATCAAACGGCAGGCTTTCTAGGAGGCTACCTAGAGGAGACTCAGCAGTTATAACGTCTAGGCTGGCTCCGTTGTCTTTAAGGAACTTAACAGCTACGGATAACTCTGAGGCTGTAGCTTCGCCAGTACGAACACGAGCAAGTAGCTCTTGGCTTACTGCATCATGCAGGGAGTCTAAGATTTCTCTGCTCATTGGTACTCTCCTGTACGAATTTGCTCAGCGACTTCGATGGCACGTTGGCCTACCTGCTCAGCCCAACGGCTGTTAAGTAGCTCTGTCGCTCCAGTATCGAAGTCTTTTTCCTTTATCGCTGCCATTGCGTTGACGAACTTTAAGGCTGTCCCTATCCCTACGTTGAAGACGAAGTTCATTAATCCTTCGTATCTCACCGTGTCTAGCTCTTGTGACCACGGCATCATCTTTTCTAGCTGTGTGTCCACTCGCTTCAAGTCGTTCATTAGTAGGCTTTTCGCTTCTTCTTCGCTGATACCTACGTCCTCCAGATTGCGTCCTATTCCGATAGTTAGCTTGTTTGAAGTACATCTATATGGCTTTAGCTCCATAGATTCATGTCTAATGAGTTGGTCAATTAGCTGGTTCATGCCTTCTTCTTTTTGTACTTGTCCGTTTTGTTCTTTGGAAACCCAGCTTTCATGTTTGCATAGGCAGCATCTGAAACTGTTGACTGTGATGCTGAGCGGCTAGTGCCTGCCTTTTTTCTTTTATTCATATTTGCATATAAGCTCATTCGATTTCTCTCTGCTTGTTCTGGGGTTGTATGGTTGTGCATGTCCCACATAATTATTTTTTCTTAAACATCTTGGTTAACTGTTGAACGCCAAAGCTGGCTGCAAACACGACACCAACGGCTGTCTTATAAAAATCCGGCATTGTCTCAAGCGCAGCAAAGCCGCGCTGAACGATGTCTTCATACCCTGTGAATGCTAATATAAGGGGTATGCTTACTAGAATTGTAAGCCACTCATCCTTCCATGAAGATGCTGAAGCGGATGCCATTGTTTGGTTCCACTCCATTTCACCAGCAGCTACCTTTTTTGCTACTGCAACCTTGGCTTTCTGGGTTTCAACTTTCCCTTCCATCCATGTTCCCGCAAGTCCAGCGACTGCCTGTACAACTCCTAAAATCATAGCTTTTGTCCCTCTAATTTTACGCAGCGAAACGCTTGAGGTTTCTCTCGCCCTTCGTTTAATTCCAGAATTGCTTCTCGCATTTCTTCGGCTCGTGCAGCACATAGCTCATAAGAGGGATAAGCCCCACGAGTGTTAGAATATTCGTAGCATTCGGTTGGATTAAAAACGGAGCAGGCTAATACAATTACTTTAAACACTTTAAGACATTCCTTTTAACCACAGCACATACCAAGCAAGCCCCCCAACTCCGATAGTTAGGATGCCCATAACGGCACACCATGTGATTAACTGTTCTCGTTTGTGGGCGCGAAGCCTAAGCTCCGCTTGTATTCTTGCTCGTTCAGATGCTATTTCAGCTTGTAATCTTTCCCACTGTCCTGGTTTTCCATAAAGCTGGAAAACACTGCGAAGCTCTTTACGCATATCGTCTAGCTTTTCTTTCTTAAAATGCTTTTCGATGGCACTGTCTTCGGCAAGGGAAAACCTTGAGTTTTTCTTTTTGGATGCACCAAACTGAAGCTCTGCTTCTCCTTGGGCATATTTTGAGATTGACGAACTAAGGCTGCTTAAATCTCTGCCGATTTGGACGGCCTTCATAATTGCAGCATGACCAGCAGAAACAGCCGCAAAAGCGGATACTGGGTCAATCATTTTGATGACCTCCATTCAAAGATGTTAAGGGGTTTATAGTTTGGTAATTAAGGTAGCTGCGAGGCCAACAACTATTATCGTTGACCCCATTATCATTGCTTCTAATCTCCACATGCGCTTGTCCAACATAGTTAGTTGGTTTTCAACACTAGCATAGCGAACTGCACATTCCTTTTCGTGTGCTTCCAATTCTAAAGCTACACGCAATTCTGGGGTGACTGACTGCTCTAGCTTCATGCCTCAGGCCAATCGTTAATAGGTGCGTTACCTGTTACATTGCCCTCAGAGTCCACAGGAGCCTCGTAGAGAGCCATGAAGGCTTCTAGTGTAGTGACACCGGTAATAGCTGTTTCAATCGCTCCTGAGGCTGTCCTGACGGATTGACGGTATGTTAAGATATCTGAAGGGATTTCAGCATCTGTTTCTGCTTTGCGTGTAACGTACCAGTCAGTAGGGGAAAGAAGCCCTGCTGCTTGCTGTTTAACAGTAGCAATAGCGTTAGACTTCAAACCCTTTGTGATGCTTTCGTCTTCTTCTGTGACATCTTCCAAAGCTCTTGGAACATCTGCTGACCAGTAGAACCTAGAGTCAAAGGAAGCAGGGTCATCCTCCCAGATGACCCCCTTCTCTGCTTTTGTTTCTGCTGACCACATTGTCCAGTTTCTTGGATGAGTGATACCATCATTGTCCACCCAGCTTTTGCCAGTACGGATTATTCTTCCACTATATTTATATGCCATAGTTGTCTCCTATCTGGCGTTTGCGTATTTGAATGGTGTTTCTGCGAAAGCTAGGTAGATGTAGGTTTGTCCACTGGTATTAACCCAAGCCCCTGATGTACGAATCTTAAATCCATTACTTAAAATGCCGTATGTATCAGTGCTAGCTGCGGCTTGCGATGAGTTAGGGATTAAGTATTCGCGGGCAACATTATCAGGGTCTCTAGCTGTGTCATAAATCGTCCAGTTGTCTCCGCTAGCCGATGACTTCTTTATCATAATCCAAGCTGGCCTAAACCCTGTGTAGACAAACGTGCCATCTGCGCTGCCATTTCCGACATAGCTGCCCACCTTGCTGTAGCCTTCGACTGAGTGGAAGCAGTACCCCACCCAAGTGCTTGTGTTTTGGAAGTTTAGACCAAGTGTAAAAACGCTTGACGTTGGTGTGGTGTTATTCCAAGTGTTAGAGTCTGTTGCCTGTGCTGAGGTTGAGTTAAGTACCAAATACTTATCCGCACCGATGCTCTTGTGATAAAAAGTCCATCCATAAGCATTGGCTCTGGATTTGATAAAGAAACACTCTGGAGCTACGTCAAGCCCATGCCCTACTGTGCAAGTCCCACTTGTTGGCGCAGTGAAGGTAGCAATGCTAAACCCAGCGTCAGTATTCGCAGAAACTTGCGAGGTGATAGAACCGTCAGTATTGCTGACCGCTGTGCCGCCAGCTTTCCAAGCCCAAGTTACATAGCTATCTGTGGAGTAGTTTAAAACATTACCAGCGGTGCCATCAGTTTGTGTAGTAAATCCATCGGCATCAAAAGAAGGCAACAGTGTGTAGCTGCTTTCAGCACTTGTATTATTTGTTTGTAACTGCTTATTCGGGCCACGGACTGTGTCATACAAACCGTTTGAAAACCCAGTTGTCCGGTCTTTGAACCACAAGAAATTTGGGGCAAATCCAACACCTGTTCTGGCTTTA